CTTATGATCTATTCATTGATACAGAAGAAACAACCATTGACTTTGTTCTAATGGGTGGTTCCTTCGGTAATGAGACAGATACACTTGCTAAAGCACAAAAGGTAGTTGCCATTGCTGCTAATCGTAAGGACTGCGTTGCATTTGTTTCTCCTTATTCTGGAAACCAAATTGGTAGTGGTGGTTCTGCTCTGTCACCTGTACAGCAGAGAACAAACACTCTCAACTTCATGAATTCAATTACATCTACTTCATACGCTGTCTTAGATAGCGGTTACAAGTACATGTATGATCGTTTCAATGATAAGTATCGCTATGTTGCTTGCAACGGTGATATTGCTGGTCTTTGTGTTAGCACATCTACTTCTGTTGCAGATTGGATTTCTCCTGCTGGTATGGCAAGAGGTGGTGTCCGCAACGTAATCAAACTTGCATACAATCCAAATAAAGCAGATAGAGATGAACTCTATCAGAACAGAGTTAACCCAGTGGTAACTTTCCCTGGCTCTGGTCCTGTTCTATTCGGTGACAAGACTGCTCTTGCTTCACCTTCTGCTTTTGACAGAATCAACGTTCGTCGCCTCTTCCTCAATATTGAGAAGAGAGTTGAAGCTCTTGCTAAGGGCGTTCTCTTTGAGATCAACGACGAAACAACTCGTTCTGGATTCCTTGCAAACATCAATGGTTATCTAAATGAGATCTCTGCCGCACAGGGTATCACCGATTTCCTAGTTGTATGTGATGGAACAAACAACACACCTGATGTAATTGATCGTAACGAATTCGTTGCTGAACTATTCATCAAACCTGCCCGTTCCATTAACTATGTAACAGTTACATTTACTGCTACACGTACTGGAGTTTCTTTCAACGAAGTCGTTGGACGCTGATCTATTAAATAATAAACAGAAAAGAAGAGGTTTTTAAAAAAAATGGCAATTACTAGCAACGTTTCAAGCTTCCTATCAAAGGTAAGTCAGGGTGTACGCCCTAATATGTTTGAAGTGTCTATTCAGTTTCCTGGCACAGCTGAAGCAGATGACACTGAAATTGTAACTTACATGTGTAAGTCTGCTGCTCTACCTTCATCTAACGTAGGTGTTATTGAAGTTCCCTTCAGAGGTAGAACAGTTAAGATTGCAGGCGACAGAACATTTGATAACTGGTCTGCAACCTTCATCAACGATAAAGATTTCAAAGTAAGATCTTACTTTGAAAAATGGCTACAACAAATCAATTCCCACCAAGCAAACACTGCTGGTATTATTGATCCTACCGCTTATGGTCGCACTGTTGTTATCAGACAACTTGAAAAAGATGATAACTCAAATGGCAGTGAACTAAGATCTTATAAGTTATGGTACGCATTCCCAACCAGTGCATCTGCAATTGACCTTGCTTATGACAGCAACGATCAGATTGAAGAATTCTCAATTGAATTCCAGTATTCTTATTGGACTGTTGCTGGTGAAGGCGATAGCGAATCCAAAGCTGGAAGAAGTGGAATTAACATTGAATAAATAACTCTAGGAAAGAGTTATTGAGTTAATTAATAATGGGTCAACTATTTGGTTTCCAAATTAACCGCAAAGCTGAAGCAAAGGGGCAGTCGCCAGTACCTCCTCTCGCTGATGAACCTGCTTCTATTGCAGCTGGCGGTTATTTTGGTACATATGTAGACACAGATGCCACCGCAAGGAATGAGTATGAGCTAATCCGTAGGTATAGGGATATGGCTCTTCATCCTGAGGTGGATTCTGCTGTTGATGAAATTGTAAATGAGTTTGTTGTCAGTGACAATAACGACTCCTGTGTGGATATCAATCTAGAAAATCTAGACATTGGTATGGGGATCAAGAAAAAAGTAAGAGATGAGTTTGATTATATCAAAAGACTATTGAATTTTGATAATCGTGCTCATCAAATTATTCGTTCATGGTATATTGATGGACGAATTTTTTATCACAAAGTAATTGATTTAGATAACCCCAAGAAAGGCATTACTGAGTTGAGATATATTGACTCACTTAAAATGCGTAAGGTCAGACAAAAACTAGGTAAGATGGGTAGTCCACCAGATGCTGCCTTGGCACAGTCAGTTCAAGGAACTGCTCTTGAGCATGAATGGGGAAATTATGTTGATTATTATTTGTACAACCCTAGAGGATATCTAAGGGGTGGTGCAATGGGTCCAGTTGGAGACATGTCCAACTCACAAGGAATTAAGATGGCAGTTGATTCAATTGCTTTCTGTGCTTCTGGACTACAAGATTTAAATAAAAGAATGCATCTTAGTTTCATGCATAAGGCGATTAAGTCTCTTAATCAACTCCGCATGATTGAAGATGCTCTTGTCATCTATCGTTTATCACGTGCTCCCGAACGTAGAATTTTCTACATTGATGTTGGCAATCTTCCAAAGGTCAAAGCAGAACAATATCTCCGTGACGTGATGGCACGTTATCGTAACAAACTAGTTTACGATGCCAGCACTGGTGAGATTCGTGATGACAAAAAGCACATGAGTATGCTTGAGGATTTTTGGTTACCTCGTAGAGAGGGTGGTCGTGGAACTGAGATCACCACCTTGCCTGGTGGACAGAACCTAGGAGAACTCAAAGATGTTGAGTATTTTAGGAAGAAGTTATATAACTCTCTCAATCTTCCTCCTTCCCGTCTCACAGACGACAACAAAGGATTTAACCTTGGTAAAACCACTGAAGTCCTTAGAGACGAACTTAAGTTCACAAAGTTCATCGGACGTTTACGTAAAAAGTTTGGAGAGTTATTCCACGATATTCTCAAGACTCAACTTATCCTCAAAGGAGTAATCTCTCCTGAAGATTGGGATGACATGAAGGAGCATATTCAATATGACTTCCTGTTTGACAACCACTTCAATGAGTTGAAAGAAAAAGAGTTGATGACTCAACGCATTGCTCTTGCAACTCAAATGGATGCATTTGTTGGAAAGTATTTTTCTATTGAATACATTCGCCGTCATATTCTTGAACAAACTGAAAAAGAATATAGAGAAATTGACAAGCAAATGCAAAAAGAAATTGACAAAGGTCTTGCAATTGATCCTGTCAATGTCACGCAACTTGATATGATGGACCGCCAGAACATGGCATTTGCTCCTGAAATTCAAGCACAGCAACAACAAGATCAAGCACAATTAGATCAAGCAGCTGCGGATGATGCTCATCAAAAACAGTTGCAAATGGCGAAAGCACAACCCCCCAAACCCACAGAAAATAATAAATAATTAATTATCATGTCAGAAACTAATATTGATCAGGCAAATCCTGAAGCGGAAGTTGTTGATGTAGTTGGTGCTATTGCCAACAACCAAAGAGCAAAAGCAATTGACGCCATTCAAGATTTACTATATGCAAAGTCTAGTGAGGCAATCGGTCAGTACAAACAAACTGTTGCCAACACATTTTTTGATGAACCAGTAGAAACAGAGGAACCAAACAATGAAACTGATAACGGAGACGATTGAGAATGTACAAGTTCTTACCGAAGAAAAAAACGGTAAGAAAACAATGTACATTGAGGGTGTATTCCTCCAATCAGAATTGAAGAACCGCAATGGTCGTGTCTATCCATTTTCAGTTTTAGAAAAGGAAGTCAATCGTTACAACGAAGAGTATGTTAAAACTAAGCGTGCTCTTGGTGAGTTGGGTCATCCTGATGGTCCTACTGTCAACCTTGATCGTGTATCCCACAGAATTACCTCACTTCAGGCTGAGGGAAATAACTTCATGGGTAAAGCACAAATCCTAGACACACCAATGGGTAACATTGCCAAGAGTCTTCTAGAAGAAGGAGTACAACTTGGTGTTTCATCTAGAGGTATGGGTTCCATTGACAAGCGTGAAGACGCTGGTTATGTAATGGACGATTTTCTACTAGCAACTGCTGCTGATATTGTTGCAGACCCTTCCGCACCTGATGCTTTTGTGAATGGAATCATGGAAGGTAAAGAGTGGGTCTGGGATAACGGCATTCTTAAGGAACAAAAAGTTGCTAAATACCAACAGTATATGAGCGAGGCAACTCGCAGAAACTTGGAGGAGAGAACGTTGAAAGTATTCAACGACTTCCTCACAGGTTTGTGATTTAATAAATAAACTTAGAATATTCATAGATTTTACGGGAAGACTTACAATGTCAGATGTATTAAACGAGAAGTTTGAGGAATTCGCTACCGAGCAGAAAAATGTTCTCAAAGAGTATCAAGATCCAATGCCTACAGTTACCGCAACGGTAATTCCTGCTGGTGGGTCTGATCCCTCTGCTGTCTCTGGTGATCCCCAACAGAAGTCAAGCGGAAAAGATGAACCCTCTGGTTCTTCCCCTTCCGTTCCTCCTTCTGTAGCAAACGGCCAATCAGTAACAGATCTAGGTGGTTCACAATCAGAACCCCTACACTCTAATAAAGAGGAAGGAGAAGATAATCCTGGTGCTAAGGCATCTGCCCCAGTATCACAAGATTCTAGCGAGACTTCCCCTGCTGGAAAACCTGGTGATGAAGCTGGTACTAACACCTTAGGTGCTGAAATTGCATACGGAACAAGCAAAGGTGCTGATGTGACTTATCCCATCAAACCTTCATTTGAATCTGTGGATGTTTCTGACGACGTAAATGCTCTCCTAGAGAGCACTGAACTCTCCGAAGAGTTCGCTGAGAAAGCAAAGACTATTTTTGAAGCTGCTGTCAAAGCGAAAATTTCTGAAGAGTACGACAAGCTTGTAGAGCACTTTGCCAAACAAACTGAAGAAAAACTCGCTGCTGCTCAGGCAGAACTTAACGAGGAAGTTAATGGCACAGTTAACTACGCCGTGACTCAATGGTTAGAAGAGAATCAAATCGCCATTGATCGTGGAATTAGAAATGAGATTACTGAAGACTTCATTGCAGGTCTCAAGAATCTCTTTGAAGAGCACTATATCAATATCCCCGACGAGAAAGTTGAGGTGGTAGAAGGTATGGCTGCTACTATTCGTGAGATGGAAGAACGCCTAGACGAACAGGTCAAGGATAATGTGAAACTTCAAGCCCGTCTAAATGAGACTGCTAAACTCAATATTCTGTCCACTGTGTCAGAAGGACTCGCAGATACTCAGAAGGACAAACTCAGCAAACTTGCTGAGAGCGTAGAGTTTGTCTCTGAGGAAGACTACACCAAGAAAGTATCTACTTTCAAGGAAGCATATTTCTCTGAGAAATCTACAGTAGCAACTTCTGAAGTTGCCGATGAAACTCCAGTAGATGGCGTAGAAGCACCTGCTACAAATCCTCAAATGGATGCGTATGCTGCTGCTCTAAGTCGCTGGAAATAAATAATTAATTACACACTTTAAATTTTAGGGTAAACAAAAATGTTTAATGCTCAAGCCCTAACAGAAAAGTGGTCACCTGTTCTCAATCATGAAGGCACTAAGTCCATCACTGATAATTACAGAAAGAGTGTAACCGCAGTTCTGTTAGAAAACCAAGAACGCTTCCTACGTGAAGAGCGTGGAATGCTACAAGAAGCAGGTGGTGCTGCTGGTAACTCTGCTGGTGCTATCGGTACTAACGCACTATCTGGCAGTGGTCTAGATACTAAGACTGGCGGTCTCGCTGGTTTTGACCCTGTTCTAATCAGCCTCATTCGTCGTGCAATGCCTAACCTAGTGGCATACGACATCTGCGGTGTTCAACCTATGAGTGGTCCTACTGGACTAATCTTCGCAATGAAGGCTCATTACGAAGGTCGTACTGGTCCTGAGGCACTATACAACGAAGCAGATTCTAACTTCGCCGCTGGTAGCGATGCTACTGCTGGTGCATATGATCCTTCTTCAGATGCTACTGACGGTTCTAATCCTGGTCTCCTAAACGACGCTTCACCTGGTACTTACGAGCGTGGCGTTAAGCCAATGGCACGTAACGTTGCTGAAGGTCTAGGCGAAGCAGGCACCTTGTTCCGTGAGATGTCATTCAGCATTGAGAAGACTGCTGTGACTGCACAGTCCAGAGCTCTCAAGGCAGAATACACTCTAGAACTAGCACAAGACCTCAAGGCTATTCACGGTCTAGATGCTGAGCAGGAACTCGCTAACATTCTCTCCAGTGAGATCCTTGCTGAAATCAACCGTGAGGTTGTGCGTACTGTATACACCGTTGCTAAGCCTGGTGCTCAGAACAACGTTGCTAACG